TGGCAAACGTAAAACGCGCGCGGGCACTTAACCTGCCTTTGCACGCCCGTGCGCGTCCGGCCGCCGTGTCGCCCCCGACACGGCGGTCACTGCCCATCCCAACGAAGAGGAACTTATGGAACACGCACTCATCGAAGCCCTCAAGCCCGAGATCGCACCGTTCACCGACCAGGTGCACACCTTGATGCTGGAGAGCGTTAGCAAGATCGCCGACCAATGGATTGAACAGCTCAAGATCGTGCGCGAGAATACGATCGCGCTGGAGGCTCAGATCGTTGCCTGCGTCGGCAAGACCAAGTCCGACATCACCATGCTGCACGAACTCGGCACCAAGGTGGCTGAAGAAGCCAAGCGCGGTCAGGAAGTGTGCCGGCAGTTGAGCAACAGCATAGAGGCGATTGCGTAATGTCCTGGAAACCGGAAGTCATAACCCGCGCCGGTGGCGTGTGGGCCGGCAACGCGCTGCGGTTCGCAACCCAGCGCGAGGCGAAAGACTACGTCGCCGACCTGATGATGCGCTGGTCCTCGGTCATCGACACGCGCGTTATCGAAACTAACGATCCGGTCAGCTACATCTGGAGCAGCGTGGAAGGCGCGCTGCCGAAGGCCCTGGTCGACGCCGGAAAGCCGGCGAAGCCATGAGCCAGCCCTGGACCCACACCCCGTATAGCCCCGCACATCCCCGTGTCGATGAGCACTATGTCGAGCCGTTCTGGGTCAGTGAACGGCTGTTTGACGAAGAGAAATTCACGGGCAAGGTCTACGATCCCTGTTGCGGCTTCGGCCGCATCGTGATCAGCGGTTTACAGGCCGGCATCGACACCTACGGTTCCGACATCGCCTACCGCGGTTGGGATTCCACGTTGCAGGACTTCCTCAAGCACCGCGCCAGGCACGACAATCTCGTATTCAACCCGCCATTCAACATGTTCCGGGAATTCACAGAACACGCAGTACGGTGCGCCCGTCACAAGGTGGCAGCCATCATGCCGACCGCCCGGCTCAACGCCGCAGGCTGGATGCGCCGTCTGCCGCTGCGCCGGATCTGGCTGTTGACGCCGAGGCCGTCGATGCCGCCAGGATCCGTCATAACCAACGGTGGCAAGGTCGGCGGCGGCAAGAGCGATTACTGCTGGATCGTGTTCGAAGACGGATACGGCGGCCTGCCTGAAACAAACTGGTTGCACCGGGACAAGCTATGATCATCACCCCGATCAAGATGATGCTCGGATTCGCCGGCATCGCAACGCTGTCGGCGATCGTGGCGATCCAGCACATCCCCGCGCCGGCGGCGCCAATCGCGGTGGCGGCCACACCGGATGCGGCCTGGTCGGAATCATTCCAGACCGCGGTCGAGAAGCGCCAGGACCGGATCCGGCAGATCGAGATCGCCCGGCCGGAGCCGGTTCCGGTGGTGACCGAGCGCATCGTTCCCGACAGCCCGGCGTTGCCGCCGATCATCACGACCGGCGAAGAAGCGCCGAAGCGCAAGCAACGCCATGCCGCTGTCGACGTTTGTACCCGACATCACATGCGGAAAGTTGTAACCCGGGGCGGCAGGAGCTGGAAATGCCGGAAATGACGGGCGTGTTCAAAGACATGGTGAACCTGCTGGAAGAACGGCTGCACCGGACTCTGGAAGACCACGCCGACCTCTGCGATCGCGCCGACATAAACCACGAAGCGATAGCTCAAATGCTGATAGCCGCACTGCTGCGCGAGCTTACGATCGGCATGATAACAGCATACCGCATCAGTGAGGATGATTTCACGCGCATGTGCCGCGAGGCCTATCGGACGATGACGCGGCATCATCGGAATCACAAAAAGACGAAGCGCGCCGCCCTTGCACCGGAGCAGGACAAATGAAGCCAAACACTCTCATTGAGAGACTACGCGGCATCATCCGCCTGCCGATGAATGACGGTGCCGGTCTGTTCGACGGCAAGGACTTCTTTGAGCGGTCATTCCCGACCAGCGTTATCGCTCGCGAAGCCGCCGACCGCATCGAACAACTGGAAGCGGCGCTGCGGGGCCTGTACGAGTTCAATGTCAAACACCAACCCGATCTGATCGATACGCGCATCATGCTTATCGCCCGCGCCGCTCTCGCACCGGAGCAGGATAAATGAGTGATCAGTCATTCACTGACATCTTGAATGCCGCGCTTGTTGCGTTCGGCGTTGCAACCACTCAAACCGAGATTGAGTGGAAAAGGCGCTATGAAGCCATCGAAACCGTCCGAAACTTCTTGGAGGGATTACGAGAACGCCGGATGCAAATCGATGCTGCCGCCGAAATACGGACAACCGCAGAGAGGGTTGTAGGCAAATATTTTGAACCCAACGCAGTGACGCTGCTGGTCGATGATATTGCCCAAGCTCTTGAGGATGCCCGCATGAACGAACTAGGACTTGAACGCCCCGGCTGCGGGATTGATTGTGCTGCCCTAGACGTACAACACAAGCCAGATTGTCCGAGAGCATCCCCCGGTCCCGCCCGCATCGAACAGCCGGAAGCGGCGCTGCGGGGATTAAAGGCTTCCATTGATACCCGCATCAACGATCTGCTGCTTTGTGAAACAAAACCTGACTACGACGACAGTATCACCGGCATCAACTACGCATGGGATGTCGTTCGTAAGGCATGCGACGAATACATCGCCCGCGCCGCCCTCGCACCGGAGCAGGACAAATGACCCTCATTGAACGACTGCGCGTCCACATGAAGGATTACGGTGCTGCTGTTGAAGCCGCTGACCGCATCGAACAACTGGAAGCGGCGCTGCGGAAGATCGCAGAACCAACGTATGATTACTACAAAATAAGAAGGATCGCCCGCGCCGCCCTCGCACCGGAGCAGGACAAATGAGCCATCTGATAGAACGCCTGCGCAACTACGACAGAACAACCGCAGCTAAAGATATGGTCGAAGCCGCCTACCGTATCGAGCGACTGGAAGCGGCCCTGCTCCCGGCGAAGAATACGCTCAACGCCGTTCGCGTCCTGATGAAGAACCAGGACCGGCGAACGCACGAACAGCGAATCTACGAAGCTGTTCAAATATGTTGCGAGATAACGGAAGATGCCCTTGACCCGAGTTCACCGCCAAGCACCACTGAGTGACGCTTCGCGGTGCATTCCGCACCATCCCTGATCAGGAGCATTCTATGAGAAACCTTTTGTTTGCGACCACGGCCCTAATTGCCTTATCGGCGCTGCCCGCCAGCGCCGATATTGTCCTCGACACCCACGGTCTGGGTGGCACCGGCAACAACGTGATCTTCAACAGCGTTCTCAACAGCAACACTGTTCTCGGCACGTTGAACGGACAGAACCAAGAAGTGGTTCGTTTCGTTGATCGTTCCGGCAACGGCGGATTCACCGGCACCGCTGGACAGAACGGCAACGACATCAAGCTGTTCAACAGTTTTGATCTCGATGTCACTGTGTGGAACGCCACTAACACCACGCAGCTTGCGGTCACCAGACAGGTGTTCTCTCTGGAGGGAAGCGGCAGCATTATCCTCCACGTCACGGCGCTGGAAGCTGACGGCACGTTCAAGAATTTCGACTTCTTTGACACCCTCGGCAACGGTCAGAATGGCTACGATCTCCAAGCCATCAACGGCGAGAAGATCTGGGATGTGGACATCGTCACAGGTCCGAACACCAACATCACCGCATTTGAACATTTCCGTATCGACGTTCAGCCGCAGGTAGCGGCCGTTCCCGAGCCGGCGACCTGGGCCATGATGATCATGGGGTTCCTTGGAATCGGCGGCCTGGCGATGCGTAAGCGCCGCCAGGGCGCACAGCTCCGTCTGGCGTAAACCGCGTTCGCCTGACGGCGTCAGAAGGCGGGGCGGTGCCGAGGCCCCTTGGCACCGCTCCGTTGGAGGAAGAGATGTCTGAAGATATCGAACCGCGTTTTGTGTACCTGACCACCCCGACGTTGAGCGAACCCACGCTCAACATCGTCGTTGGCGACGTTCACACCCGTTACCGCCTTAACCGGCACCAACTGCACCACCTCAACGCGCAGCTCGCCAACGCCCTGGATCGCAGCTATGGCATCGACAGCTACGAAAGCTTAAGACAATCGTGACGCTCATAATCCGGGATACGCTCGCAGCCGAACATGGTCATGACCGGATGGCCGTCGGCGGCGGCCTGCCGCGCCACCGGACAGGTGGCGGTGTGGATGACGATCTTCCCGGTCCGCTCATTGCCGACACAGGCGATATCGTAGCTCATGTCGTAGCCCCCTCGCGGTATCCATGCGCGCGCAGGTAAGCCTCAAAAGCCTCCTGGGCGCTCATCTTGGCGTACACCCGGTTCAGCTTCATTTGGTCAACTGTGTCGGCAGCCGTACAGACGCGGACCACCACCGGGTGTATTTGACCGGAACGATGCAGGCGAGCGATTGTTTGTTCCCACAATTCCGGCGACCATGTGGGTGATATCCAAGCCATATCAGAACCCCCGTGCTGGAGATTCAGCCCGTGGCCGCCGGAAGCAGGATGCATGGCCATGAATGGCAGCAGTCCCTTATTCCAGCTGGTGATATTATGATCCGATTCCTTGTCGGAGACCCCGTCGCCGAGATACGGCAGATCCTCTCCGAGCAGACCGCGCAGCATTTCGAGATCCTCGCGGTATTCGTAGATAAGAAGCGTCGGCCCGGCGGCGTCATCGATGACGTCCTGGACCCATTGCTGCTTTTCCGGGTGGAGCCGAATGGTTACACCGTGGTCGTAGATGAAACCGTTGGCCATCTGCGCCAGCTTTCCGGTCGCCACAGCAGCGGACGCCGCGATCACCGTGTCGCCGCCGTTGCTCATAACCAGCTTCTCCTCCATGTCGTTGTACTGCTTGCGGGCATCGGGCGGCAGGTCGACACGGTCGAAGATCACCGACAGTTCAGGCAGCTGCGGCAGCTCGTCGTCGCGAAGGGTGACGCACAGAGGTGCCAGCTCCTTGTTGATAACTTCCTCCGCACCCGGCAGCGGCGCCCAGCTGTAGCCCTGGTAATCAAGCGGATAAAACCGCTGCTGACGCCATTTGTAGAACGAGCGACCCCACAATTTGGCGCGGGTTACGACCGTGGCCGGCATAAACAGATCCTCGGCCCCCGATGGCCGCAGCGTGCCGGTCAACCCCCAGATCATGCGCCAGCGCTTGGCGTACCGCAGCAGGTGCTGCGCCCGTTTGCCGGACGGATTCCGCAAGCGGGAGACCTCATCGATGACGAGCAGATCGAATAGCGGATGCTCGTCGGGATATTGCTGCAGCTCCTTCACCAGCCACTCGGCGACGTCGAGGCCGACGATCGTCAGATCGTATTTGGCTGCATCGGCCAGCATATCGGCGCGCTGCCGAGGCGTGCCAGCCAGTACCTGGTAGCGCAGGCCGGCGGTGTGGCTCCACAGCTTGACCTCGTCCGGCCACACCACGCGAGCCACCCGCTTCGGCGCGATGATGAGGGCGTGGCGGATGTGCTTGTCGCGGATCAGCTCCTGGATCGCAGTCAAGCCGACAGCGGTCTTGCCGCCGCCAGGACGGGCGACACAGATCTTCTCGTCGGATTCATACAGCGACGTGGTGAGACGCAGCTGATAGTCGCGCAATTCTGATTTATCTCTCAATCGTCGTCCCCCAGAATGCGCCGGCTGAGGGCGTGGAAAATGGCCTCCGACGTTGCCGGGTTGAACGCCAACCAGGAAGATGGCAGATACGGGAGAAACGCCGTCATCGCGCCGTCGGGGACACGCCGAAACGTCAGCGGCTTCTCGACGTCGCTTTCCTCCTGACAATCCATGCAGGCCCCTTCCAGGATCTCGGGGTCAAGACCCCCGATTACCTGCCAGGTCCCACCGCAACGCTCGCATTCAGCTAATACCGCCATCGTTATTCACCTTCCGTTTTCTGGATCAACCAATCTTTCGGCAGTTCGGACAGGTCTGCGAACACCCCGGGGAATTTCCGAAACACCAGCAACCTGTCGACGTTGCGGCCTTCCTGGCACGCCATGCAGACACCCTCCAGTACGGCGGGATCGTCTGCGTACGGCACGCGCCACAGGGTGAAGCAGTTTCCACATTGTGCTAAAATCATCTGTCGACCCTTTAAATCAGCGGTGGTTTTACGCGGTGCCTGAACTGGTACAGCGAAGCGCGGCGATCGAGCACCACGTAATTGAGCTTACCCTCCAGCCGCAGCTCCCGCAGGATGCGACCGGGGCTGTCGGGCGCGATGTCAGGCGTGGTCGATTCGACATAGCGCCGCAGCTGCTCGACATGAAACCGCTGCCCTGAATGATCGCGATAAAATTGCATGATCAGCGGCGCGATCTTGCCGTAGACTCGTCCGCGTTCCGGTCCGTCATCATTATATCTGGTCATATGACACCTGCCCTCGCTGCGAGATCCTGTAACCACTTCCACTGCTTGTCGGAAAAATGGATCGTGTCGTAGATGTCGGCACGATCGAGCATGCCGGCCAGGAATTGATGCGACTTCACGTTGAGATTGACGCCGTGCCGGATGGCGGCGATCAGCTCGCGGACCTCGTCAGCCGACAGCGTCTGCGAACTGGACTTCTTCGGCGCATCGCGCGGAGGGAAGGGCGCAGAACCAGACGGGTTTTGCGCCACCTGGCCGATCGCGCCGACCATGTCATGCCAGTCGAGGCCGTGCGCGGTCAGCAGGCGGGTGATCAGAGCCGCAGCATTGGCCGCTTCGCCCTCATTGCTGGAGCCGAGCAGCAGCATCAGCTTGTCGAGCCGGCCGCGGATGCTTGCCGGTATCGGCCGGACCTGGGTTTGTGCCGGCATCACTTGGCCTCCCACTTGGAGTAGTATGACTGCACGGTCTCCTCGGACATCAGCGGCAGACCTTCCGTCCAATCGAAACCGCGGCGCATGATCTCGCGCAGTCTGACTGTGGTGGCGTCCACATCACTGTCGGGAACCTCTACGAGACACTCGTCATGTGAATGCAAACGTGCGCCGAGGCCTTCTTCCTCCAGCCGCACCAGCGTGCCGCGCAGCAGGTCCGCGGCGGTGGCCTGCACCACGTTCTCGCACAGCGTGCCGTGCCAGATCACCGAGCGGTTGTGGCCCTTCCAGAACCGCAGCTTGGTAGCGTAACCAATGACCTCGTCATCGTCATCCAGCTCGGCCACGCGCTCGTATTTGCAACCGCGGTAGCAGAGGTAGCGGCCGGACGGCAGCTGGCAGTACAGGGTGTTGGCGGCATCCGGGAGGAATACATACGAAATCCTCCCGACACGGTGCACCGTCCCGGGGGCCTCCAGCGCCCGGTTGGCGGCCCCCCAGAGGCCGTAGGATTCGTCCTCTGTGTGCTTACCCCAGAAACGCACACACCACTGGTTGGCCCCGCGCCAGCGGCTGACGGCCTCTTTGGCCTCCCCCTCCGGCAGATACAGGCCGTAATTTGCACCCATCGCAGCCAGGGCGCCGACGCCGCCGCCGAAGCCGAGGGCCAGTTCCGCCACCTTGCCACGCTGCCGCAGCGGCTTGTCGATCTCCTCGATCGGCAGGTTGGAGATGGCGCTGGCGGCGCGGACGTAGAGATCCGGCACGCTGGGATCATCGTCAACGGCGCGGAAGATCTGCAGGCGCGCCAGGGCGCCCGCGACGTCGCCGACCAGCCACGGCAGCACGCGGGCCTCGATCTGGCTGAAGTCGGATACCACGAACTGATTCGTTCCCTTTGGAACGAATGTGGGCCGAATCAGCAACGCGAGCTTGCGGGCCACCGGGGTGTCGTCGCCGAGGGCGGCAAAATCATCGTAGTTTATGCCGCCCAGGATGGCTTCGATCGCATCGTGCTCGTATTTCAGGAAGCTGCGGGACAGGTTCTGGATCTGTACGCCGCGGGAACTCGCCCTCCCGGTTTGCGGTGCACCATTGAAGACGTATTGCCCGAACACGGTGTCATCGACCTGCTGCTTTAAAATTTTTTCGTATTTTGCAGGCGTGGTCGAGCCGCCATAGAGCCGGATATTCAGCGCGCGGGCGGCATCCTCGTCGCCGATCGCCTCGCAATAGGGGATCAGCTTCTCGATCCGTTGGCGGGTCAGCGAGTACTTGGCCGGGCGTTTCTCCTCGCCGAGCTCGTCCACTTCAGCCTCGCGCTTGGTCAGGTAGCCCATGCCGTCGCCATCGTCGGGCAGGCGGGCGACCAGCCATTCGGTCAGCGGCTGGACCTGGCCGACGGTGCCGACCTTGCCGCCGGTCAGGCGGTGCAGCTCATCGCCGCCGCGGATCTTGGCGATCTTGGCCAGCGCGTCGGCCTTGGTGGCGAACTCGGTATCGACGCCGATGCCGCGGTCGTTGATGGATTCCATGGCCCAGTACTCTTCCCACTCCCGCAGCGGCAGCTGGCGGGTGCGCAGGAACAGCGAGCGCATCGCCTCGATGTCGCCGATGGCGTAGGCGCAGAACTGCGCCCATTCGAGGGGGTGTGAAACCGGCGTGGCTTTCGCACCGGGGGTGCAGAACAGGCTGATCAGCTTGCCGCCGTCCGCAACCTTATGGGTGGCGCCGGCCGCCTTGGCGGCGCCGGCCAGGTCCGGCGGCAGGCCGGCCGCGGTGGCCTGAACGGAGGGGTCGATGATCAGCCGGGGCGGGGTCCACACCGAACCCGGCACGGCGTAGTTGAGAATCGTGCGGTCGAAGCCGGCGTTGTAGGCGGCGAACTTGTAGCTGTCATCCGCCAGCGCGCGATCGTGGAAGCGGACGAAGTCCTCCGGCAGGCTGAACCAGGACAGCGGCTCGCCGGGCACGAACGAGACGTGGAGCTTGGTCGGCTCATGGCCGATCGCGTAGGTCAGGATGATGGCGGCCGCCTTGGGGTCGCTGGCGTAGCGGTAGGCGCCGGCCTTCTGCAGGTCCTCGTCGGACTTGGTCTCGAAGTCGAACCAGCAAATGCGGGTGGTGTCGAAGGTGCGCGCGGACATGGGTGGTCATTCTCCGGGATGAGGGAGATGCAGGGGAGATACAGGGGAGATAGATCCCAGGCCCCCGAAGGGGCCTGGGTGACGTAGCGGAAGGCGCCTAGCCGACCGGGCGGCGGCGCTGGCCGCGAACAGCGGCAGCGGGCGCCGGCTCCTCAGCAGGCCCCTCAGCAACTTCAGGCTCTTCCTGGGCGGCCGGGGTGACCAGCGCGGGCTTGGTGCGCTTGGGCGGGGGCGCGGCCGCAGCCTGCTTCGGCTCCGGCTTCGACTTCACCGGCGCGGGGGCGTCGTCATCCTCGCGGATGTTGCCCTGCAGGTCGGCCCAGGCCACGATCTCGAAGATCGGGTTCTGGATCCAGCCGTAGTCGCCATGCTTGTACTTCTCCGACTTGAACACGATCACCGGGCAGGGGTGGGCGCGGTCGTTACGGAGCTGGATCTTGATGGCGTCCTCCAGCTTCTTGAAGGCCTTCAGGGTGCCGACGCTGCCGTTCTTGAACTGGACCTCGCGGTCCTGGTCCTCGCCGTTGAGGCAGATGGCCTCGAAGCTGCGCTGTTCCTTGAAGGGGAAGCCGTCGATCGGACCCGGCTTCGGCGGCTTGGGCGAACTCATGGGGACCATGATCTCGCCGAGGCGTTCGTTCTTCTTGGTCCCCTTGTAGTCGGACCAGTTAACGTAGCCGTGGCAGATCGAGAGAATGTTGATCCACCATTGCGAGCCGACCTGCATGGGTTCGTCGGCCTGGCCGATGCCCCACAGGCCAGAGGCCTTGTCGAGCTTGATGAGATCCTTACCGCCGCCAGGCACCAACGTGGTGGCTTGGCTGTCCTCGATCCCAGCGAGCAGCTGGGCGGCCATATCCTCATCGAGGGTGGTGATCGAAGTCGAAGAGAGATTACGTTTCACAATATCGTTCATATCCAAGTCCTTCAGGTCATGATGACCGGCGGGTGCCGGCCTGTTGTTGCTACACGGCGATCAGCCGTGTTGCAATTGCTTTAGCGCCTCGCGGAATTCCTCCGCGGCGGCGGCGAAGTCGAGCTGGGGCGCGGGATCGTCAGTGGTGGCCAGCGTGGTCTCGGTGGATTCCGGCGCCACGCGGAATTCGTCGGGGATCTTGACGCCGTGCTTCTTGGCGGCGCGATCGGCAACCGCGAAGGTCTGCAGCTTGGTTTGCCAGATCTCCTCTTCATCGAAGCCGTGATCGCGCATCCAGGGAACGACAGTATCCTCGTCAACCCACTGGCGCAGCTTGGTCTTCAGCTTCAAGCGCCAGCCCGGCACGGTGCCGCCGCTGGTCAGGTAGGTGTGCAGCGCTTCATCGACCTGCTTCTTGTAGTCCGCGGCCATGTCGGCCAGGTACTTGGCCTTGGCCAGGAACTCACCGTAGGTGCCGTCATCGCTAACGGATGCTTTCAGCGCCGGCGCGGCGATGCCGAGCTCGGTCAGCTCGAACAGCGGCTCGGTGTGCTGGGGGCAGACCGGGCGAGCCGGGCACCAGCGGCAGTGATCGCCGACCACCAGCGGAGGGCTTTTCTTCAGCGCGGTGACGATGGCGTTGTCGACGTCATCGATGAAGTACTCGATCTCCTTGCGCGAGATCGTGGTGTGGGTGAGCCGGTCCTCGGTGCGCGGCTGGATGATGGCAACCACGAAGCGCTTCTTGGTGAACAGCTTCGGCAGCGTGTTCATGGCGCCGGCGAAGTAGAACAGCAGCTGCGGATTGACGCGCGCGCCTTCCGGCTCGTTGTAGACCGCGCGAACCGGCACGCCCTGGCCGAACTTCCAATCGACCAGGATGATATGCTTGGTGTTGGCGACCAGAAGGTCAGTGGTGCCGAAGGCGCCGGGCACGCCAGGGAAGCGGACGCGCAGCTCGTTGGCGACGGCGCGGTAGGTGTCGGAACCGCCGTAGAGGTCCATCAGCTCGTACAGGGTGACGATCGCGGGATGGATGGAATCTTCTATGTGCGTCTCGGTCAGCACGCGATCGTAAAACACATCGCCGATCAGATCCTCTGCAGTGTCCAGCACGGTGTCGATGGCGGGGAAGCCGTCGCCGAACATCGCCATCAGGTGGTCCATCACCGCGTGCATGGCCGAGCCGTAGTCGGCATAGGCCGACGGGACGTCGGTCTGTTCGGGCAGGGTGTTGATGAGCTGGAAGCTGCCAGGGCAGTGCAGCAGGCGGTCCGCGGTCGAGCCGCCGATGATGTTGGAATGGCGTGTCATGTTATCCTCTGTTCAAATCAATGAAGACAGAAGGACACGGATTCAGGTGACTGTCAAATTATCTGTGAAAGAAAACGCAATCGAGAACGAGCTGGTGCGCAGGGTGCGGGCGCTGGGCGGGCGGGCCGAGAAGGTGCAGGTGCTGGGCAACCGGGGGTTCTTCGACCGGCTGGTGCTATTGCCTGGCGGCCGCGTCCTGTTCGTGGAGTGCAAGCGGCCGCAAGGCGGCCGGCTGTCGCCACACCAGATAGAGCGTATCAGGATCTATACAGCACTAGGGGCAGTGGCTTGCGTGGTTTCGAATTCGGCGGATATTGACGCGCTGCTAAATGACTAAAGGCCGCGGCTTTCGCCGCGGCCTTTAATTTCCAACCCATCCCGGAGTGGAAACAACCCATCAACCGATAGGAGCAACAGATGACTGATAAGCAATCCGGCACCACGATGCAAGACTATACAATCGAGCGCCACACCATAGCGATTACGATGTTCCACAACTTCGCGGCCAAAACCTGCGAGGTGTGGGACATGACGCTGCACGAAATCGCGGAGATGGTAGTCAGGGAAAACCGCATCCGCAAGAACCTGTTGCCGTGGATCAAGCTGGCGGAATTCGGCGGCACCATGACGGCGAAGGGTTCGCTGCGGCACGATGCCAACGTGCTGACGATCTCAGGTGTCGAGAACGAACACGATTCGGGGCGGATGAGCTTCGATGAGGCGGCCGCCTTGATGCGGGCGGCCGGCATCCGCTGCATGATCTACACCTCGCCCTCGCACCTGGTCGATGACAACACTGGCGAGCCGCCGAAGGAGAAGTGGCGGATCCTGACGCCGACGTCGGAACCGCGGCCGGCTACTGAACGCTACAAGCTGGCGGCGCGCGTCAACGGCATATTGAAGGGCGCATCCACCGCGGAATCGTTTGTGCTGTCGCAGAGCTACTACTTCGGCAGCGTTGACCATAACCCGGCGCATCACGTTGAAGTAATCGACGGCGACTTTGTAGACCTGGCTGACGATCTGGACGCGGGCGCGATCGGTGCGCCGGCGAAGGTCAAGAAGAGGCGCAAGGCTTCGGCTGCGCAGGATGACACGGCCACGCCAGGTTATACTGACGATGACATCAGCAAGCTGATCTCGACCGCGTGCGAACTGACTGCCAACGGCGACAAGCAGTGGCATCACAACATCCGCAGCGCGACGTCTTCGCTGGTTGGCAAGATGAAGACGGATGCGGAAATCCATGAGCTGTGCTCGGCGGCCTATATCGACGGCTGGGGCCGCGACGATGCGCAGAAGCTGATCGATGGTGCGCGCGAGAAGTGGAGCATTCCAGATCCCGAATCCGGCGCAGCTGAATTCGAGGAGTTGCTGGCGGGGTTTGCGGAGGAAGTGAAGGCGTCCGGCGCCGAGATCAAGAAGGGCAAGCCGAAGGGCCGGCCGGTGATCCGCTACGGGAAGCTGGATGAGATGGTCGACCAGGCGATGCAGGCGCTGATCGACGCCGAAGAGCCGTTCTACCAGCGCGGCGGCATGCTGGTGCGGCCGACGGTGCTGGAGGTGCAATCGTTCAACAACGAGCCGACGTTCGCTACGCGGTTGGTTGAGGTCAATTCGCACTACATGGCGGATACGCTGTCGCGGATCGCCGAGTGGGTGAAGTGGAATAAGACGGAGAACAGGTGGGTGCCGGCCAACCCGCCGATGAGCGTCTGCCTTGTGGTGCTGGCCAAGTTCGGCGACTGGCCGTTCCGGGTGCTGGCCGGATTGATCACCACGCAGACGTTGCGGCCGGACGGCAGCATCCTGGCTACGCCAGGCTACGACCCGGCCACGCAGCTGCTCTTGATCGATCCGCCGGCCATGAAGGAGATCCCAGAGAAGCCAACCTACGAAGACGCCCGCGAAGCGCTCGCGGTGTTGAAGGACATGCTGTCGGAATTCCCGTTCGTGGATGCCGGCGGCGACAGCTGCACCGCGCGGGCGGTGGCGCTGTCGGCGATCGTATCGACGGTGTGCCGGGGCGCCTATCCGGTGGTGCCCATGCACGCGATCGACGCTCCGGCAGCGGGCACGGGCAAAAGCTACCTTCTTTCGACTGTCAGCTTGATCTCGACCGGGCAGCCGATGCCGGTGATGTCGGCCGGCAAGACCGTGGAGGAGACCGAGAAGCGGCTCGGGGCTGCAGTGATCGCTGGCCAGACCTTGATCTGCATCGACAACGTCGAGGGGGAGCTGGGCGGTGACGCGCTGTGCCAGCTGATCGAGCAGGTACGCCCCAACGTGCGGATTCTCGGGCAGTCCAAGCTGATCGAGGTGGACGGGCGGTCGATGTCCATCTTCGCCAATGGCAACAACTTCACCCTGGTGGGCGATGTCTACCGCCGGGTGGTGACCGGCCGCCTCGATGCCGGCGTGGATCGGCCGGAGAAGCGGCAGTTCACCAAGGACCCGGCAGCGCTGATCCTTGCCGACAGGGGCAAGTATGTGGCGGCTTGCCTGGTCATCTGCCGCGCCTACCAGGTCGCCGGCCGGCCGGGGAAGAAGCCGCAGATCGGCAGCTTCAACGGCTGGTCCGATACCGTCAGGTCGGCGCTGGCCTGGCTTGGGGAGGCCGACTGCGTCGAGACCATGGATGACGCCAGGGCCGAGGACCCGCACCGGCAGGCCCAGGAGGCGCTGCTGACGGCCTGGCGCAACACCTTCGGCAAGCGGCCGATGCTGCTTCGGGATGTTGTCGTTAAGTGTGACGAGCGGACTGCCGGGATGCGGATCGAGGGGGCTATGCCGTACACCTACCCAGAGCTGCGGGCGGCGGTGCAGGGGACCAACCCCGAGGCGCACCGGATGAGCATTAACGTCAACGCGCTCGGTCAGAAGATGCGGCACTACAAGGACCAGTGGATTAATGGGATGCGCTTTACGAAGCAGGAACGCAGCGGAGAGGTATTGTGGTGCGCAGAAGCGACCGAAAGGCCGACACTTCGCACGAAGGCGACAACCAAAAAACCTGAATGAAATCAACGCTCGGGGGGGGGCCATACCCCCACGTACCCCCAACTACGGTCCGTATACCCTTAAACCTTCATTTATACTCGTTCTCGTTCCGTTCTTCAAAATCGCTCCCGCGTGGTCCAATATGGGGTGCTATGGGGGTATGGCCCCTGACCACCGTTGATTTTGCTACGTTTTTTCCATATGGCCATCGAAAAAACCCGGCCGAAAGGCCGGGTTTTGCTACCAGTTGGCTTCGTTGAATAGTTCGCAGACCAATAGCACGGCTATGGCTACGGCGGTGTATGTCAGGAAGGTGGTCAGCATTAGCGGTGCTCCTCCGGGATCCCGTGGCGCTCGTACATGTCCATCAGCTTGGCGACTACCATGGGGACTTCGGCACCGCCTTTGCTGATGCGGTAGACCGAGGTCCGGCCGATGCCGAGGAGCTGGTTTGCGGTGTTGACGTTGTAGCCGAGGGCCGCCAGGCCCTCGATGAAGCGCTCTGCGGTCATGACTACGGGCCTGGGCTTTACCATACGCCGAGCGCCTCCAGCGCTTCGCGGTCGCGCTGCGCCAGGATCCGGTACTCCCTGGGCAGGGCGTCGAAGTGGGCGAGGACTTCGTCACGGACTGCGCGCTGCTCTGCGGTCATGAACAGCATGGCTCCGATCGAGGCCTTGTACGGGTTCACCGAAAGCATGGCTCCCTGCCAGGCGGCTGCGGCCAGCGTCTCCGAGCGCGGGCACTTCGCCAGGAGCTGTCCGCGGTTGGGACCGCGGGTTGCATAGGCTGCGGCCAGGGCTGTCTTGGCTGTGGTCGATAGGGTCATGGTTTAAGCTCCTTTCCTGGCGCTGCCGAGGTCTCGGACTGCGCGGTATTCTTTGTTGGCGGCTACGCCTCCGGTCGAGGTGCGGCGCTTTAGCTCCGTGTGGCACGGTATCCAGCCGGTCGAGCGGCCGACGATGAAGCGTCGGATACCGCCGTCATGGTCGACCACTTCGACGCGGTGGCCTTCCAGGCCGATCAGCTGCCGGCTCAGGCCAGCATTGCTACGCAACTGGTCGCGCTTCGCTGCCGACAGGGAATTCCATATGGTTTGCGTCATGGTCGCGAGGGCTTCGGTCATGGTCCTGTTTCCTGTTTCCTGTTTCCTGTTTGCTACTGCCTGGCGTAAAGCTTATGGTGAACTACGCTCGCGAAACGGAATCGCCGAGAGGCTGGCCGCGAACTGAAGGCGTCTTCTTAGCGAGGAGTAGGCGATTCCGGCTTAGTTTAATCGTTAGGGTATTTTCTTTCGTGTTCAATGTTAGCGCGAGCGCGCGTTACTAGTTTCTCCCAATCAAGCTTATGCAAATCGCAGTAGTGGCCTAGATTACAGAGCAGGTCGCCGATCATGTCCTCGCGTTCTGCGTGCAAATCACCGCCTGCTATTTCAGTAAATCGTTCCAGTGCTTCGCCTGCGGCGTCCGCTCGCCAAAGGTTCATATCTTCCGCTATCTGTTTCATAGTCCGGTTTCCTTTCGTGGTTTTTACTAATGCCTCAAGGCCAGTAACCTTTCGGTGCTGGCCGTGAAGTCTATGGTTGGTGGTTTAGTGTTGGTGATAGCTCACGTTCGCCACATCGCGATTCCAGCACATCCGGCAATCTGCGCATTTGCCTTTATCGTCGCCTTTACGATGGATTGCCGGGCAATCCCAACCTTGCGCTTCGTTGCGCTTGTGCACGGTTGACGTGATCGGCCAAACCTTAGTGGCGTTGCCGTCGACCATGGTCGCGCTAACGCGAATTGTCAGGTTAGCGGGAACCACACCACCGGCTTTGACGTATGCCGTCAGGATTCCGATTTCGCGTGTAGGTAACCAATGGCTCAATTCAGGCGTTAGCGCTGCTACTGCGCAAATCTTGGTTAGGTGATCGACCGATTGCAAATCTCCCGAATCGTGCCAACGATGAAACGGAGGCAATTGAACGCCTTTTTTGTTGGGTTTATGTGCCGCCCGTAAGAGCGCGACCATTGCGCCGGTCCAAGCCGGATTAGTGATGCCCGCTTCGCGTTTGGCATGCGCCATACGGACGGACGGAAAGATGTAATTGCCCTTGAGCGCATAGCATCCTGAACAGGTCGAACCTTTAACCTGCGCAAGCTTTGCGCCGACAATGCAGGATTTGGCTGAAATGCCGTAGGATGTGCCAGGCATTTTGGCCGGATAACCAAGGGGACCTGCAATCGCGATAGCGTCTTTTACAAGCATGATATATTCCGTTTCATGTTAAAGGTTTGCGGCGCGCCGTTGCGTCGTTGCAATGAACATATACCAATTGGCACATGATGCAAGAGCAAAATTCAAATAATTTGAAAAAAAGATTAGCGCGGCCGCAATCGGGCAATGCTGCTTGGAAAGCAGCAATGGCAAAGCATGTCTTTACCAAAGGCCATAGCAACAGACGCAAATGTATTGCGATAGCACGGCACAATGGCCAACCCTGTACAAAGATTGCAATGAGAGGCGTCAGCGTTTGCCATTGTCATGGGGGCAAAGCATTACAGGCAACGGCGCGAATCAATGAGGCAAAGCGTAATGCGAAAGCAAAAGCAAAAAGCAGAGCAAGTGCGTCTCGTTTCAAACGAGCAAGCAAAACAGGAAACAATACAGCCTCTGAGAGATGTAGTTAAGGAAGCGCTCTTGACCGTCTTAAAAGACGAATCGGCCAGCGCGGCCGCTAAAGCTTCGGCAGGTCGCACATTGCTTGAATATTTTGATGACAGCGCGAACGCTCGCGATAGCAAGCGCGGTGCAGAGCTTACGATTGACGAGATCGACGCAGCCATTGAGCGCTTAGGATAACAACTGTCCATAAAATGATGGTTGGCATGCTCTAAACCCTATCAAATAAGCCCAATGATATCAGTGAAGCGCGCGCGCAACTGTCCGGTAACCAGCCATTTTACGGACAGTTGACCGAGCGGGAATGTAATACATATCATACGTATCATACGTATTGTATGTATTATAGTATCATCTGTCTTGTCTGTATCATCTGCTGCCCCCTGGCGGGGGCCAGATGTGGTGGCGCCCGCGATCGCTATGCTGCGCGGCAAAATTTTTACGTTTTGAAGTTAGAAGCTGGGTGGCGGTGTGTTCGTGTGGGTATAACGCTTACTGCTTCACAAACTCCCTCACGAACGCCTTCACCCACTTCTCATCCACCCACGTTCCCGTCTCTCCACTCGCAACTCCGGCGGCTCGCAGCGCCCTCGTCTCCACGTCGGCTGCGTCGGGTAGATATTCTTCCAGTGCGCTGATGAATTCTTCGCTCGCAGCGACCACAGCCGGCGGATCTTCCGGCTTGCCCATCGGATACCTGGCCGGGTCGAAGGCGGCATGGCTGAACAGATCGGCAACATGGCCGTCATCGGCGACGAACCGGCGCCGCAGCGCCACCCTGCCGGCTTCGGTAATCCGTAAATAGCCGAAATCCTCCATCGCCAGCCCGGCGGCGATCAGTTCGCGGGAGAGAATGCTCAAGGTGTTCAGCGGCCTGCCGTGTTCCAGCATCTCCAGCGCGCGGATCTGATCATCAGGCAACATGTCGGCTTCCTTTCCGCCGTATGGGGTGCCATAAATCGACTACGGCGCGAGAATGGGACCATTCAGCATGCCAGCCATCGTGCGACCGCGTCAAAGCGTCCTTTTTTCCGACCAGCCGCGCGCCCAGGTCCGCGGCGACCTGCTGGACGTCCAGATCCACAACCTGGTCGAGGCCATCTACTCCACGCAATTGGCGCTGGAAGACATCCGCCGCGATGACGGCCAGCTCAAGGTGCCCCCAAATCAGCGCCGCGAGCGCAGCGAACTGGAAAACCTGGAAGACAGCCTGGTCGACACTTCGCTTGCGGTGGCATCCGCTGCCAAGCAAGTGTCGCACACCGCCCGCGACGTCCATCTGCGCGTCAAAGACGCCGAGACCGCGGCATTTGCCGCCATCAAGTCGCTGGCGACCGTCGAGCACAAGTCCGCGCAGGCCAATTCTGCCTTCGATGACGCCGAGAACGCCGCCGACAGGTCGGAATATTACGCCACCCAGAGCCAAAACTCGGCAAATTACTCCCACGCCCAGGCCGACAACGCGATTCATGCCAATACCGAGGCCACCCAGTGGGCGGAATACCTCGCCGGCCCGGTGGTGAACCCTGCGGATGCGCCGGCCTACATCGCCGGCCACCCGTTCGGCCACGGCCTCTATTATCAGCCCGTCGAAGGCGGCCTGGCCGGCCTCTGGAGCGCGAAATGGTGGGCGCTTTATGCCCAGCAGCTGGTCGGCCACTGGAATTTCTACTATCTCGGCGCCTGGCCGGAGCCGCCGATGCCCGGCGAAACCAACCCCGGCACCGGCCTGATCACGCCGGATCCTTTGCTGCCCGGCAGCTTCTACTACAACACCGAAACCAACCAGCTCTACATCTGGGACGGCACGCAATGGACCTCGCCGGTCAAGCTGACGCCGGCCTATCAGGATAATTACGTTTATACTGCTACCGCGGGCCAGACCGTCTTCACCGGCCCCGATATGAACGCCAACATTCCGCTGGTGACTGATAACCCTGTCGATGTGCACCTCAACGGCGTACGCCTGGTCGGCGGCATCGACTACACGGTCGATAAAGCAACGTCTTCGCTGCATCTCACAGCGCCGGTGACGGTTGGCTCGATCGTGCAGTGGGATCTCCTGGTCGAGACCAGCCAGCTCGCGCCGGGCGCGATCAGTGTTTTCAAGATCAAGATCTCACCCACACCGGACGGCACCAACAAGATCTTCACCATGACCTATCCGAACCCGACCTTAGGCGATCAGCCGGTCAACGCCACCGCGGTTGGTGAGGTGATGGTCTCGATCGACGGCATCGCCCAGGAACCGGCGGTTGATTTCACAGTCGCCGGCGCCACGCTGACGATGTCGGCTGCGCCGCTGGCGGGATGCCGCTTCTGGGGCACCTGGCACGCATCGGATTTGATCCTGCCATGACACAAAACGCCCGCCTCGCCTTATGGATTCCAACCGCCGATGACGCCGACCCGTCGGAGGCTGTTATTGCCACCGGCGTCAGCGATGCCAACAAGGTAATCCCGACCGCCTTCAGTGCCGCGGCCGGACCGCCAGGTCCGGTTGGCCCTGCAGGGCCTGCCGGCTCGACCGGACCCAAAGGCGATGTCGGCGCCACCGGCGGCACCGGCCCGCAAGGCGTGACGGGTGCGCAAGGCGACCCCGGTCCGCAAGGCGAGGTTGGCCCCGTCGGCCCGCAAGGCCCGATCGGCTTGACCGGACCCTCCGGCGGCACTTTTCCCGACGCGCCCGCCGACAGTCAGCTATATGGCCGTAACAACAACGCCTGGGCGGTGGTGACAGCGCCGATACCGCCCTTTATCGATGGAGGAACGTTCTGATGGCCCAGCACTACGAAGTGCCCGAAGGCAAGACGCTGATTATCAAGGGTCCGGCCAATATCATCGTCAAGACCGGCGAGGTGCCGCTGGTCGGTGATGCCGGTGACCTGCCGCCGCCTCCGGTGGAGACGCCGACGCCGGCGATTACCGCGATCGATCCTGCGACTGCCGAGGTCGGCGGCGTCGATGTCATCGTCAGCGTCAGCGGCACCGGCTTCATCGACACCAGCGTGGTCAATTTGGCCGGCGCGCCGCTCGCAACGGTCTACACCGACGCCACCATCCTCACTGCGACGATTTCGCCGGTCGCTGCGATCGCCGGCGTGCAGCCTGTGACGGTCACCAACGACGCGCTGGCATCCAACGCGGTGGATTTCACGTTCACGGATCCTGTTAGCGGTCGGAAGAGGCGATAATGAAGCCCCCCGGCAAGGCAAAAGCCAAACAGAAGAAATCCGCGGTGAAGACCAAACGGCCTGCACCGAAAAAGGCTTCTAAAACGTTATCCTCGAAGCCGGCAGCGGCCAAAAAGGCCAAAGGGGCGACGAAAGAGAGGAAAACCGCCATGTCGAAGCATTCTGACGACGAAAAGCGCCGCGAAGAGGCCAACAGGCAAGCCGCCAAGGAAAAAGCCGGCCGGCACGCCCAGCCGCAAAGCCAGCAAGGTCAGCCGAAAGACGCGAAGAACCAGGAACAGCTCCGCGCCGAAGGTGAGCGGCAGGCCAAACAGAACGAGAAGAATTCGCCCTACGGCGAGACGCCGAAAGTCGGCTCGCTCGACCCCGGCCGCACCACGATGGCTAATCCGGGACCGCAGAACATCCCGCTCGATATCCCCGAGCCGACCGACGATCCGATGGCAACGCCCGCTGCTGCGCCGCTGCCGAACCCTCCGAGCCGTCCCGGCGGCGATTTAGCCGGCGAGCCAAACGTTTCTGCGACTGGCGAAAAGCTCGATCCCGATCATCCTGACTATCGCAAGGATATGGAAGGTCAGCATGGACCCGATCATCGAACCGCCGAAGAAAAGAAGGCGCACCCGCTCGATGACAAGGGGCAGGCTGATAACACCCGAAGAGGCGGCTGAAATAGCTGCCACGGAAGTCCCGATCAACCTGAATGGTGAGCCGCCGGATCCGGCGACTTACCTCGGGCCGCTCAACGTCTTCATTGAGCTGCACGGCACCGCTGTGGCCAACAACACCGCGACCCAGACCAAAGCTGATTACGACGCGCTGCATCCTGAAGACCCCGTGATCGATCCGCCGCCCGAGCCGCCGCTGCCGGGCACGCCGATCGACCCCGGCAGGCCATATGTGCCGCCAGACCCCGCAAAGTACGTGCTCGATACCTCGGTTGGAGATAGGGTGGCCAGGCGCCGCAGAGTGGTTCGGCCGATTTGATTGCGAGGGATGAGATGACTTCCCAATATCGACACCGACGTTCTTCCAACCCAGCTACAGTCTTCGCTAACCCGATTGAACCTGGCGAGATCGCGGTCAACACCGCCAATCGCCAGATCGCCGTCGGCGATGCCGCGGCCGGTACCACCGGCGCGCCGATCACATTATTGGCCGTACGCTTCTTCGATGCGCGGGCGATTTACGCCGTCAGCGACCTGGTAGTGCAGGGTGGCAACCTTTACCGCGCCAAGGTGGCGAACGGCCCCGGCTCCTTCACCGCGGCGAACTGGGACACTATTGCCGGCGTTTCGCTGGCGTCGGACGCAGTGCCGCTGGTGGATGGCACGGCGGCGGCCGGTGTCAGCGCGCTGTATGCGCGCGGCGATCACCGTCATCCGTCCGACACGTCGAAGGCCGACAAGAGCTATGCTGATACCAAGGTGGCGAAGGCCGGCGACAACATGACGGGTTCGCTCGCCATCGCGTTCACCTCTCCCGTGCTTACGCTGGATCAGCAGACCAATGGCGGCGGTAACGGGTCGTTTGTCTTTGGCAGAATGACCGGCAACGCACGCTGGAGCATGGCCTTCTCTGGCGTCAACAACGAGACCGGCAGCAATGCTGGTTCAGATTTTACGATCTACAGATATACCGATGCCGGCGCCCCAAACGGCATCCCGTTCCAGATCAACCGCGCCAATGGTTTGGTCAGCGCCAACTACGGCGTTAGCGTAACTGGTGCGTTAAATGTCTCGTCAGCCGGCGTAGGCGCGACAGCCGCCGACATCAGAGGGCAGAGCGCAAGACTGCTCGTCGGCTACGGTGCCACCAGCCTCACCTACTACGACGCCGACACGCACAACTTCAGGAATTTTGCTGGCACCGGCCTGCTTACGCTTCAGGCTAATGCCAGTGGCGGTGCCAAGTTCGTGACTGATGTGGCGATTGCTGATGGCGCGGCGCAAGCCGTTCTCTATTTCACTGCGCCCGCTAACAACAAGTTTCTGTATTGGCAAGGCGGTAAGTTTCAGTTCTACGGCGGTAACTTGTGGGTCAACGGCTCAAACTTCGTCGTAGGCAAGAACGGCGATGACGGCACAGCCACCGGCCTCACCAACGTCGCGGGCTTTGCCGCAGGTGCTGTACACTGGATGGCTGAAAATCCTTATGGCGGAAACATCCATCGTATGGATGCTGTGGGGGGACAGGTCCTTGGCCTCAACCACGCCATGCAGTACAGCGGCAGCATCCGCGTCAACGGGACCACATGCAGCTTTAACACGTCCTCCGATGGTCGGCTGAAGGAAGACCTCAAGTCGTTCGACGCAGGCAACATCGTCGATGACACCGAGATTTATGATTTCAAGTGGAAAGAAAGTGACGAGCGCGCCTATGGGGTGATCGCGCAACAAGCTGTGCAGGTCTACCCGACGCCGTTCGCCTACGAAGAGAAGCCTGATCGCTGGGTGGTGGACTACTCCAAATATGTCCCGGTCCTCTTGCAGGAGCTGAAAGCGCTGCGCTCGCGCGTGCTGCAGCTGGAAGGCGGCAAGCCCATCATCGATGAGAAGCCAACAAGGTGACACAGCTCGGGGATCGCGCATTCAGCTGGGTGCGACGTCGCCCCTTGCTGACGATCGCCATCATCGCCGTGCTGGCTATCGCCGTCATACTTCTCAGCGGCTGCGCCCAGCAGCGCATCGGCGTCGAGTTGTATGACCCCAATGTCTACACCCGCGCCGAGGTCGATGCCATCAACGCCGAGCAGCAGTGCAAGCAGGTCGCGCGGACCCAGTTGGACATGGCGCGTTGCATTGGCAACAGGCGAGGGCCATGATTAATGGGCTGGGGCGGGATCGTCCCGCCCATCACCCAGGAGAATGATTATGGCTAATAAGCCAGTCGGAAAAGGCCCGCCAGCAACGGGTAAGCCAACCAAGAAAGTCGCCGCCACCCAGAACACCAAGATGGCGAAATCGCTCAAGGGCGGCGGCGGTAAAAAGAAGTAACGCCATGGCCGGCATCGGCGACATGTTTACCAGGTTGATGGGTGGCGCCCCGGCGGGGCCGCCACCGCCGCCGATGCCGGCTGCGGCGTTGCCGCCGATGGAGGGCTATCCGACGCCGGAAGATGCCGCCTACGCCCGCAAGTATGATTTCGGCTACGGCACCGGCAACGAGCCGTATACGCAAGGTAACGTCGCGCGTGTCCTCGGCCAGCAATATGGCAAGCATTTCGAGCCGATGTCGGCCGACGGCATGAAATTGAGCCAGGTTACGTCGTTGGCGCTTGATGACCAGGGATCGCGCAACATCGACCTGCGAACGCCAGACACGGCGCCAGTGAGTGACAAGCTGGGAACGACGCTGGCCCAGGCGGCGCTTGCAGCCAACCGGATGCCGGTCGCCGGCTACGGTTACGATCCAGGCCGCGCTGCGATCGACGTTGTCACAGATGATGCCAACATCGGCGGCGCCTATTCGCCATCAAAAGACAGCATGTATGTCGGAACCGGCGGGCCTGACCCGTCCGCAATCGTGCACGAATCCCTCCACCGTGGTCTGAAGAAGCTGCGCGATGACCCGTCGCTGAAGGATTTGTGGCGTAATCTTCCGAGCAAGGAAGAGACCATTGTGCGATATCTCATGGCCATGCAGGGTGGCGACCCCGAAAAGGGTGGCGGGCCGGTCGACCAGCGGCAGCGCGAAGAGGCGCTGCGCGTGACGGACAGTGGCATATTCAAGGATGGATTTCGGAATCTTAACCGCGCCGCAGAAGATGCAATCGCAAGACAACGTCCAGGAGGACCACGCTAATGGCCAAGCTAACCAAGGCGCCGCCGCTCAACCCCGTCAAGGCGCCGCCCGGCATCAAGCCGCCGCCGTCCAAGACCCAGGACACCTACACCCACCACACCTCGCCGAACAAAGGCCCGCAGCCGGTAGCCCCCGAGGTCAACGCGATCTCATCCAAGCCTAGGGCTACCATCAAGCAGCTGCCGGATATTCCCGGGCCTAAGTACAAGCATGACGAAAACTCCTGAAAGGAGACGCTGATGGCCACCGGCAAGGACGCGGACAGGATAACAAAAGACATGGTCAATAAGGCGCGGAGCGGCAAAGGCACCTTGACGTACACGCCAAACACCACCGGCCGCGCCGCTGAAAAAGAAATGGCGCAGATGGAGCGTGAAGCGGCCCGGCCGCCGGGTAAGGTGACGATCAAGAAGATGCCGTCGGCACCGAAAGCCAAGTACAAGCATGACGACTGAGAAAGACCAGCTGCGTAAGCTGTTGAAGCGGAAGCGCGCGATCCTGACCGCGCGCAACGATTTGATCGCTTTCACGCAGCTGATGATGCCGGATCCAAACTTTGACGACGACGTCAGTCAGTCGCTTTATAAGCCGCAGAAATTCCATCGCGTCATCGGCAGCGCGTTGGAAGACGTCGAGCGTGGCGATTACCGGAGGCTGATGATCAATGTCGGACCCAGATTCGGAAAGACCACGCTTGCCAGCGCCATGTTCCCCGCCTGGTATGTCGGCCGTCATCCTGAGCGATCGATCATCGTTGCGACTTACAATGAACACTACAGCTGGGATCTCGGTCGCCGCGTCCGCGATATTATGGAGACCCCGGAGTATAAGCAGGTCTTCCCTGACGTAGGCATCAAGGTCGGCGCCAATGCGGTCAACAGAGTTCAGACCACCCGGGACGGTGTGGTCTTTAGCGTGGGGCGAGGTTCCTCCATCACTGGTCGCGGTGGTCACTGCATCCTGCTGGATGACCCGATCAAAGATCGTACCGAGGCGGATTCTGTGCTGGTGCGGGAGAAGCTGTGGTCCTGGTACAACCAAGTGCTCCGCACACGGCTCATGGACTCCACCGGGACAATCGTCATCGTTCAAACCCGATGGACCGAGGATGATCTGGTCGGCCGACTGATCGACCCGATGAACCCGTATTACAATGCGGAAGAGGCCAAGGCCTGGCGCAAGATCGACCTGCCAGCGTTGGCCGAAGACGATGATGTGCTCGGCCGCGCGCCAGGTGAGCCGCTGTGGCCGGAACGGTTCACCCAGGCATATCTGGAGGAGATCCGTGCGACCGATCCCCGTGGATTTGCTGCGCTCTATCAGGGGCGCCCAAGCCCAAAAGAAGGCGCCTTCTTCCAGTCTGAAGATCTCGTTCCTTACACAAAGATGGATGACATGCCGGCCTGGCATAAGATGCGCTTCTATGGCGCGTCGGATCACGCGGTATCGACCAACCGAGTGGCTGACAAGACGTGTCTTATGATCGTCGGCGTCGATGAAAAAGACAATATCTGGATCATGCCGGACGTGGTCTGGGCGCGGCTGGATTCACATGCTGCGGTGGAAGGCATGATCGCGCTGATGAAGAAGTACAAGCCGCAGTTCTGGTGGGCGGAAGGCGGCGCCATCACCAAGAGCCTCGGCCCCTTCCTGCGCCGGCGCATGGTCGAAAAGCAGGTGTTCTGCGCCATCGACCCCATCAACCCGGCAGCGGACAAGCAGCAGCGCGCGCAGGCGATCCAGGCGCGGTCCAACATGAAGATGGTTCACTTCCCCACTTTCACCCGCTGGTGGGCCGACGCCCAGGACCAGATCCTGAAATTTCCGCACGGCGCCAAGGATGACTTCGTGGACACCATGGCCCTGATCGGGCTAGGACTGTCCAAGATGCACGGTCGGACCCGCAACAAGCCGGTCGAAACCGAAATCAAGAGCGGTACGTTCCGCGAGCTGTTTGCCAACACGCGGCGCCGCGAGGGCCACGATCGCCGGGCCAGGAGCTTGCAGGGATGGTAGACGCCTTCGACAGCCCCTTTATGAACATGTTCGCCGGCGGCGGTGACGCCAGTGCAGCCGCGGACATCAACCCGTCGACCGGCCAGCCCAACGCCATTCCGCGCAACCAGCCCGAGCCGCCGGACAGCCGGCGGCGGCTGGTGAATGCCTGGGCCAACAAGGTCAAGAAGGCCAAGCGGAAGTGGAAGCCGGCCTTCGACCGGATGCGCGAAGATCAGGAGTTCGCCTTTGGCAAACAATGGTCCAAGAACATCACCGACAAGCGCTATGTCGCCAACCTCACGCTTCGGCTGGTGGCTCAGAAAACCGCATTTCTCTACGCCAAGAACCCGAAGGCCGTGGCCAAGAAGCGGCCTCGGCTTAACGCGACATCCTGGGACGAATCACAGACCACGCTGAACCAGCTGATGCAGTCCGGCGCCATGATGATGCAGCAGATGCAGGGTGGCGCGGGCGGCCCGATGGGCGGCGGCATGCCGCCGGAAATGATGGGCCAGATGGCCAATATGGCCCAGGGCGCGGTCAGCGGCATGATGCCGACCGCGACCGGGCAGCCGCCGGACATCGGCATGCTGATGTCGGGCGGCATGCCGTCGAACCCGGCAATGGCGCCCTCGCCGGAGATGAACTCCATATCTGGAGCCATGGGGGCTGCCATGGGCGGCACCGCCATGCCAGGCATGGGCGCGGGGCCGATTCCAGGATCGATGCAGGGCGGCCAGGGCCTCGGCGACCAGCTCGGGATGGCGGCCGCGGGGGCGGCAGCCAGCGGCATGGCCCCTCCGGGGTCGCCGATGATGGCCCAGGCCGTCGGCTCCGGCATGGACATCATGATGGACGCGGCCCGCGTCAAAAACGAAAACATCATGATGGACAAGCTCGCGCGCACGCTTGAGCTGCTTTACGCCTACGAGGTCGACAACCAGCCGCATCCGTTCAAGTCGATGTTGAAGATGTCGGTGCGGCGCGCCGTCACCAACGGCGTGGCCTACATCAAGCTCGGCTATGAGCGCGTGATGCAGGTGCGGCCGGATCTGGAGAAAGGTGTCGCCGACGCCAACGAGCGGCTGGCCACGCTCCAGCGCCTGGCTGCGGACGCGATCGATGACATCACCGACGAGAACGACAAGGAAGCCGAGCAGATCAAGCTGTTGGTGCAGGATCTGACCCAGATGCAGGGCGCGGTGGTCCGCGAGGGTCTGACCTTCGACTACCCCCTGTCGACGCGGATCATACCGGACTGGAAGTGCATCGAGCTGAAGAACTGGGTCGCCGCCGACTGGGTGGCCGAGGAGTACCTCTTATCCACGTCCGAGATCGAAGAAATCTACGGCGTCGATGTCCGCGGTCACTGCAACGAATACGGCTCGGATGATGCGAGCGAAGAGAACACCGCGATCGCTGACTGGTCTGCCGGCAAGCACAACAAGAACGACGACCGCTCCGACCCGAACGCGCTGGTCTGGGAGATCTACAACCGCAAGGACGGCCTGGTCTATGTGATCTGCGACGGCTACCGCGAATTCCTGCGCGAGCCGGCATCCCCCGACGTCTACAATGAACGGTTTTATCCGTGGTATGCGCTGCTGTTCAACGGCGTCGAGAACGAGAACGAGCTGTATCCGCCGTCGGATGTGCGCCTGATCCGCGACATGCAGCTGGAGTACAACCGCTGCCGCGAGGGTTTGAAGGAGCAGCGCATTGCCGGGCGACCCTTCATCGCTGTGGTGGCCGGCGCGATGGATGAGCAAGACCTCGACAAGATCACCAACCGCGAGGCCAACGCGCTGATCGAGCTGAACGCGCTGCAACCTAACCAGGACATCAAGCAGCTGATGCAGGCCTATGCCGGTGCCGGCATCGACCCCAACCTGTACGAGGTCAATCCGGTCTACGAGGACATCCTGCGCACCACTGGCATCCAGGAGGCCAACCTCGGCGGCACCAGCGACACCACCGCGACCCAGTCCCAGATCGCCGAAGGCTCGCGCATGACCAGCATGGGCAGCAACATCGATGATCTGAACGACCTGCTGACGCAGATGGCCCGCAACGGCGGCCAGATCCTGCTCCGCGAGATGTCGCAGGAGCGCGTCAAGAAGGTGGTCGGCCAGGGTGCGGTGTGGCCGGCGCAGCCGGACGCGCAGAACATCGCCAACGAGATCCTGCTCGAAATCGAAGCCGGCAGCATGGGGCGGCCGAACCAATCCCAGGAGATCGCCAATGCACAGCGACTCTACCCCCTACTTATCCAGCTGCCGGGCATTGATCCTGAATTCCTTGCTAAGGATGTGCTTCGCCGTCTGGACGATCGTCTGGATCTCACGGAAGCGTTCAAAAGCGCCCTCCCCTCCATCGTCGCCATGAACGGCGCAATGAGTGGCGGCGCACCGGGCCCGACCATGCCGGGAGCCGGCGCCGGCGCCGGTGCCGCGATGGGCGCTCAAGGTCCAATAAATGGTCCCAGCCCCGGCGGGCCGGCCCCTGGCGGGCCGCCGGACGCCGGGACCACGCTGGAGGGTACCAAGCCGGGCCGGCCACATCCGATGCCTCAGCAGGTCAAGATGCCCACCATGCCAGGATGACAGCGCGACCGATTTAGAATATGGATCAACTAATGGTGCCTATCGGCACCTGGAGAACCCAAGATATGGCTGGAACCGAGGTAACACCGTCGGACATCGCATCCTCGCCAGGTGCAGACGTAACACCGCATTCGTCAAGCGAAGGCGAAAGTCTCCTAGACGCCGTCAATCGTGCAGTCCCAGAGCTGCAAACAGACGACGATGGGAGCCAAGGGGTTTCGCCAACCCGAGCTGCACGGGATCGGGACGAACCCGATTTGCCGGAAGAAGCCACTCCTGAAGAATTAGCCAGACTCTCTCAAGGCGCCAAGCGCCGGGTGTCGAAGCTGAACAAACAGCGCCAGAAACTGGCGGCTGAAGTCCAGCGATTGAAGACACTGGAGCCGAGCGCCAAAGCCGCCGAACAGGTCACGGATTATCTGCGCCGACACGATATCGGCCAGGATGATTTCCTGATGGGTTTGGAGCTGATGGCCGCGATGCGGCAAGGTAACTTCCGCAAGTTTTACGAGGGGGTGATGCCCTACGTGAAGCTCTGCGAAGAGTACCTCGGCGTATCGCTGCCGCCTGACTTGCAACAGCAGGTGGCTCAAGGGCATATGACGTCGCAAGCTGCGGCTATGTACTCGAAAGAGCGCATGGACCGCGCGATGGCTCAAACCAACGCGGTGCGCCATCAGGCGGCGTACCAGCATTCGACGCAAGAGGTTTTGGCAAACCAGGTGGCGAACACCGTCAACGCATGGGAAGCGCACGTTGCGCGATCCGATCCCGACTACGCAGCGAAAAAAGCCGCTGTTCAGGCTACGATGCATGCCGTGTTACATGAGCAGGGACCGCCACGGTCTCCTGAGCATGGAGTGTTGATCGCCAAGGAAGCGTACCGCCGTGTCAACGAGCAGTACAAAGCCTGGGCGCCGCAACGTCGCGCCACGCAACGAACGCCGAGCAGCACGGGAAGAGCCGCTGGCGTGTCGCCTGAGCCGAAGACCCTGCTGGAAGCAGTCCGATTCGCTCGCGAAGGAGCACGCCTCTGACACTGTGAGGGGCGACCATGCCTACCTATACCGCGCCACTGCTTAATCATATTGCCACCGCCGCCATGGATTGGTGGATGAACAAGGGGACTGCCTTCCAGGAGGCGATCCAGGAGAAGCCGCTACTCGCCGCGCTGGAATCCAAGAAGAAGACGTTCCCCGGCGGCAAGGGCAACATCATCGTTTCGGTCAAGGGTGACTTCGGTAATACCGCAGCTCCCGGCACCAACGACCAGCTGGTCGGCTACCAGCTCGATGACGCGGTGACATACTACACGCCCGCGAACCTGACCCAGGCGGTATTCCCCTGGAAGGAAATGCACATCGGCATCATGCTCACCCACTCCGAGCTGAAGTCCGATGGCATCACTGTCAAAGACTCCGGCGACATGGACGACACCACGGAGCACTCCGGCCGTGACGACACCGTGCTGGTCGGCCTGCTGCAGGACGCGCTGCAAGACGTTTCCGAGCAGTACGCCCGCGGCATGAACAATTTGCTGTGGACCAACGGCACCGCCGATCCGAAGGCGCTCGCCGGCATGGCTGCCCTCATCACCGACACCCCCGGCACCGGCATCGTCGCCGGCATCGATCGGGCGACCCGTCCGTGGTGGCGCAACCGTGCCTACACCGCAGCCATGGGTACCGCCGTCGGCACCACGCCGGCGCTGGGAGCCTGGGGCGGCGGTCCGATCACCTCGGCCACCACCAACGGCGGCGCGCTGATCACCAAGCTGCAATCCGAATACCGTCAGCTCACCCGCTACGGCGCCAAGCCCAATACTGCTTTCTGTGGCAGTGATTGGCTCGCGGCCCTGGAGACCGAGCTGCGTGCGAACGGCAACTACTCGATGCAGGGCTTCTCCGGCGGCAAGGATATCTCCGTCGGCAAGATCTCCTACATGGGCACCGACTTCGAGTACGATCCGACGCTCGACGCGCTTGGCAAATCCAAGCGTTGCTACTGGTGGGATAACCGCGACATCTTCCTGGTCGCTATGCAGGACGAGTGGCGGCACCAGCACTCACCCGAGCGCGCACCGGACAAATATGTCCTGTACCGCGCCATCACTTCGACCGGGCAGCTTTGTGCACGGCGCCTCAATGGTGCTGTGGTCATGGACGTAGCCTGATCGGGGAGACCGGGGTGAGGGTGGTTGGGTCGCGCCGAACACTTTCCACCCCGGTTCTTTTTCAACCACCGAAGGAACAGCCATGACCAAAAAGGTCCAGTACTGCGTCTGCAAGATCAACCTGGCGGGGCAGAACTGCCACACCGTCATCTACACCGAACACAATCCGCTCACATGGCCGGAAATCCAGGTGTTGCAGATGCTGCACGGCGATGAGAACGTCATGGACATCATGCCGGTCGGCATCGGTGAAGTCTGGCCGACCAACGAGAAGAACCGTCTGGTTTTGCTGTATGGCCACCGGGTGGTCGAGGCGTGCTTCCCCGGGCGTGCGTTCCGCATGGAATACATGATGACCGACGACGAGAACCTGCCGTTCTACGAAGACGGCGTGCTGGCGGCGCCGGAAATCACCCGCCGCGATTGGCCGTCGCGCACGGTCGACATCGCCCAGGCCGCAGCCGGCAGCCCGGCACCGGAGCCGAAGCCGAAGCCGGCCCCCGCGCCGCCGCCGGCGAAGCCGCCGGAGCCAACGATCCCCGGCGAGGACCATGATGACGGCGAGGATGACGATGCGCCGTCAGCGGCGGCGATGTCGCTGGAGCCGATCTTCAAGCCCGGCCGCGCGCGCCGACCTGAGCCGCGCAAGGGGGCCTGATGCCGCTCGGGGTCACATTGCTGGAACTGCGCAGGGAGGTGCGTGCCGAGACCGGCACGTCGCTTAATCCTGCGCAAGGCACTCAAGCGCAGGAGACGATCGATATCATCCTGGCGCGCCAGCAGCGTGAACTCTGGGACGCCTACACCTGGCAGCATCTCAAGATCTGGGTCGACATGCCGCTCGTCTCCGGTCAGTCGATCTACTCTTATCCGCCGGAGATGGCGTTCGATCAGATCACCCGGATCTACACTACCTCGGTGGTTCGTGACGCCTCCAACGTGATCACCTCATCATCGGAATGGCGGCCGCTCGCTTATGGCATCGATGCGCACATGATGGGCCTCGGACCGGGGCAGGCCGGCACCCCGACGCGATGGCGCAATGTCGCCACGGTGACCACTACAAGCGGTACGCCGGTCACCAATCCGGTCGGACAGCTACAGGTGATACCGTGGCCCAACACCAGCAAAATGATGCTGCGGTTCGAAGGCCAGGCGCCGCTGTCGCCCCTGACCGCCTCGACCGATAAATGCATCCTGGATTCCAAGGTCATCGTGCTGTTCGCGGCCGCCGAGATGCTGGCCAACCAGAAGAGCGAAGCCGCGCCGATGAAGCTGACCAAGGCGCAGAACTACCTGCGACGTCTGCTCGCCGATCAAGGTGCGGACAAGCGCCAGAACTACAACATGGGCGGCAACCAGCGCGGCGGTATCGACCCCGACAAGACCCGCCGCCCAGTGCCGTACATTGACTATATTCCGGGGTAGCATGTGCCGTATTTTACGATTACCGATTTCGCAGCCGGCCTGGATCTCCGCAGGAGCGAACTGACAGCTCCTGCAGGAACGCTGCGGTCGATGCTCAACTGCCACATTACGCCCGGCGGCGAGATCGAGAAGCGGATGGCATTCGTGCCGTTCTGGGAGTGCTCGGCGCAAAGCAAGGGTTTGGTCGAGGTCAACCGCAAGCTCTACACCTTCGGCCCCAACGGCCCCTACGTCACCGAGCCGCCTGGCGAGAGCCAGACGCCGAAAGACCCGTGGACCGTCGGTGTGCTCGGACAGCAGACCACGTCGATCTATGAGATCATCGACCACGATCTGTTCGACAACAAGGTGTTCGTGGTCCTGTGGAAGGACAACGTCGGCACCGTCGGCCGCTACTATGCCGGCGTCGATCTGCCGGCCGCCAAGGGCTACTACTGCCGCACCTACAAGACCAAGATGTACACTGTGTCGAACACGGTGCTGTACTTCTCCGCGGTCGGCAACCCCGCCGACTGGACCGGCACCGGCTCCGGCAACATCGATCTGTCGCTCGGCGATTCCGACATGACGGATTGTATCGCGCTCGAAGTCTACTACGACAAGCTCGCGATCTTCTCACGCACCGCCACCCAGCTGTGGGCTATCGACCCGGATCCGCTGAAGAACCAGTACACCCAGACCATGCGGGAGGCCGGCGCGATCGCCTGGCGCAGCGTGCTGCAATACGGCTCCGGCGACGTGATGTACCTGTCGCAGTCCGGCATCCGCTCGCTCCGCGCCCGCAACTCATCGCTGGCAGCTGCCGTGTCCGACATCGGCTCGCCGCTAGATCCGGTGTTGCAGGACCTGTTCCGCTACATGGGCGAGGACTGGATGTCGGGCGCGATCGCCATCCTGCAGCCCGTGACAGGCCGGTTCTGGATCATCATGTCCGGCGCGGCCTCTTATGAAGGCGGCCCGCTGACGTCGCGGATCTACATCCTCTCTGCCTTCCCGGGGCCGAAGATCACCGCCTGGTCGGAGTACGATGCCGGTTTCGTGATCACGGCCGCGGCAGTGCACAACAACCGTATTGTGGTGCGGGACGACAACAACGTCGTTTACGCCTATGGCGGCATCGATCCGGCCGGCCCGGTCTATGACGATTGCTATGTCGAGCTGGTGTTCCCGTTCCACGCCGGCGAGCACGTCGCTACCACCAAGACCTTCACCGCGCTTGACGCCACCTGCTACGGGGTGCCGTGGGATGTCTATTGCGCCTTCAATGTCGAAGACCCTGACGTCGAGGATTGGGTCGGCGCCTTCGACGGCGCCTCCTTCCCGCAAGGCAAATTCGAGATCAACGGCCGCTCCACCCACATGAGCCTGCGACTGCGCTCGCAGCAAGCCGGCCCGCAGACGCTGTCCAACATGGTGGTCCACTACCAGACCGGGGAGAGCGGATGATCCATATCATCAACGCCGACCACGGCATGATCGCATCCGTGCTCGACAATCTGCGGGTGGACGATGCGCTGGAGTTGGGTGCCTGCGAGGTGAACCTGGGGTACCTGCCAGAGACCATCATGCGCCACAAGGTGTTCGCCTTCTGCGCGGTCGACCCCGACATCGGGCCGTTGGCGGTCTGGGGCATGACCCAGCGGCGCTCCGGCGTCGGCGCCGGCTTTGCCTTCGGCACCCAGGATTGGGGTGCCAGCCTGCTGCCGATGCTGCGGCAGATCCGGGAGTTTGTGATACCGTTCCTACGCGAGGCGGGGTACCACCGGGTCGAGGCGGCGGCGCTGGCCCGCCGGGATGACGTCGCCAGGTTTATGCGGTTGATCGGCGCGGAACCGGAAGCGCTACTGCGTGGCTACGGCAGCGCAGGAGAAGACTTCATTTCTTACAGGTGGCTGCGCGATGAATATGCATACGACCATATCCAGAAAGCGGAGGTCCGTTCGCACGCCACACATTGATGTGCGGCTGGCGACCAAGGACGATGCTGCGATGATCGCCGACTTCCTCGGCGATTTCTTCGATCAATCGGAGTGGTCGCTGCATATGGCCTACCACAAGCCGAAAGCCCTCAGTTACCTGGAGCACGCGCTCGGATCGCAGTACGCGATCTACGTGCTCGGCATGGAGGGCAGCCGGATGGTCGGCGTGTGCAGCTACCACATCTTCGGCGTCTTCACCGATCCGATGGCGGTGATGGACGAGACCTACACCACGCCGGAATATCGCCGCACCGATCTTGGCCGCCGCCTGGTCGCCACCGTGATCGATCTTGCCCGCGGCGACGGCTGCAAGGTGATCAACTTCCCGATTTGCAGCGGCATGCCTTCGCAGAACTCGTTGATGAACATGGTCGGGCGGCACTTCGGGGCCGAGCCGGTCGGTATGATTTTTAGAAAGGTGCTGTGATGGGTGGCAAAGGCGGAAGCGGCGGCGTCGGCGTCGAAGGCTTGGAACAGATGGGCTACGTGCTCGACCCCGACTACATGGGCACCGGCCAGGGCAGCTACATCCTGAAAGCCGACTACGACAAGAAGTACCCCAAGGTCGAAGACCCGATCGTGGTGCCGGAGGTCAAGAAGGTAGAGGAGCCGGTGGTCGAAGAGAAGAAGGTTGTCGAAGAGCCTGTGGTGGAGGACGTCAAACCGATCGGAGATCCGATTCCCACCGGCGGCGCCGTCGACCAGCCATCCGGCACTGGCCAGAAGATCGACAATGACGGCCTGAGCGGACCCGACACCACCGGAGACGTGCTCGGCGGCGCGGTGCTGAAGCCGCCGAAGTACTGGGTCGGCAACAACTACAAGCGGCCCAGCGCCGGCGGCGGCAGCCTCAAGATATCTCAGACGTGAGGATTTGACATGGGCGGCAAAGGTGGCGGCGGCGGTGGAGGCGGTGATGGGACGCCCAGGGCGCTCGACGGCACGGCGTTTGTGATCGATCCCGACTGGCATGGCACGGGTGGCACCGGCTACGTCACCCAGGCCGAATACGACGAGAAGTACAACAAGCCGGAGCCGATCGTGACGCCGGAGATCAAGAAGGTGGAAGAAGCTCCTGTCGTAGAAGAAAAGAAAGTGGAAGAGCCGGTAGTGGAAGAGGCCAAGCCGATCGGAGATCCGATCGCCACTGGCGGCGCCGTCGATCAGCCCAAGACAAACACTGGCGATCTGCTCGGCGGCTCGGTGCTGAATCCGCCGAAATACTGGACCGACAACAAGTACAAGCGGCCGGGCGGGGCTTCCGGTAGCCTGACGACAACGCAGACGTGAGGATCGGCCATGGGCGGCAAAGGCGGTGGCGGTGGCGGCGGTACGATGTGGACCCGGGAGACGGCGCTCCAGGACGAGGGCATGCGCGGCCAGATGAAGAAGCAGGTCCAGCAAATGGAGAAGGACGACCCGGATAGCTTCAAGTCGCTGTACGGCGAGGGCGGTGTCGATCGTGCGTTTTATCTGAACCTGTTCCCGCCGGAGCCGGCGCCGGTGGCCGAGCCGGTGGTTGAAGCAGCTCCCGTGGTCGAAGAGCCAAAGGTCGAGACGCCGGTTGTTGAAGAGAAGAAGGACGACACGGCGAAGCCGATCGGCGATCCGATCACTGCCGGCGGCGCCGTCGACCAGCCCAAGGCAGCGGACAACACCGGCGACCTGCTCGGCGGCGCGGTTCTGTCGCCGCCGAAGTACTGGGTCGGCAACACCTATAAGCGGCCAGGCAGCAAGGGCAGCCTGACAACGACGCAAACGTGAGGATCGGCCATGGGCGGTAAGGGTGGCGGCGGCGGCAACTATTACGAACAACCGCCGGATACATCAGGCTACGCAACGCCCGAGGAAGCGAAGAAGACGCTTGCCAAGGAGACGCCGCTGGATCTGTCACAGTATCAGCAGACCGTGAACGTCAAGAAGAAGGCAGCCGAAGCTACGGCAAAACCACCGCCGCCGGCGGTGCTGGCCGAAGGCGTGTCCAACACGGCGACGACCGAAGACGAAGACACCGGAACCGTGCTCGCCAAGTCGATCGTCAAGCCGCCGGAGTACTGGGCAGCGCTCGGCAAGACACCGTCACCGATCAAGCATCGCGATCCGACGCTAACCAGTATCCAGATATGAGGCCTCGCCATGGGCGGTAAAAGCGGACCTTCAAATAATCAAATGGTCCAGTTCGAAATGCAGCAGGCTGCCGAAGCCAAGCAGAAAGAGAACAAGCGCCTGGCTCGTCTCGACCAGGGCAAGGCTGCGATCGATTCGCTGTTTGGCGACGATAATTTCGGCGACCCGTTCTACGAGAAGTACCGGAAAGCCGAACTCGACTACACGCTGCCGCAGCTGGAGACGCAGTACGACACCGCCAAGAACAGCATGACCTACGACCTGGCGCGCGCCGGTACGCTGCGATCGAGCGCGGCCGGCTACGCGCAGAATCTGCTGGAGAACCAGAACGCCGTCAACGAAGCGGGCGTGCGCGCGAAGGCGGATACCGACACGGCTGAATTGCGCAAGTCGATCGCAAGCCAGCAACAGCAAGCCTACAACCAGCTCTACGCCACCGAAGACCCCACCGTCGCCGCCAACACCGCGGCCTCGTCGGTGGCGAACGCGCAGCTGACGCAGCCCAACACCGGCGCGCTCGGCGACATGTTCAAACCCATCGCGATCGGCCTCGGCAGCGCGGCGGCGCCGGTGTACGGTCAATACGAACTCGGCCGGCAGCTCAATTCCAACTCCGGCCGCGGCTCTGGTCCGATAACAACGAGCAGTAGTTAAGCCATGTGCGATCCTATCTCACTCATCGGCATGGGTCTCTCCATCGGCATGGCTGTGTACAACATGCAGCAGCAGCAGGAGATGGCCAGCCAGCAGGAGAACGCCAACGCGCAGTGGGTGGCCTACCAGCGCCGCCAGGCGCAGGAGTTCACCAAGCGCGACGAAGATCTGCGGCGCAACGCGGAGGCGGCCCGCACCGGCGCGTTGAGTGAGCTGGACGTCAAGAAGCAGACCGCCGCGCAAGAGAACGAACAGGCGCGGCTTACGGAGGCGCTGACGCCCGAGGACGTCGCCAAGATGGCGAACGGCGATCCGAACGCGATCGCTTCCCGGATGCTGTCCGGCCAGCAGGGCGCCGCGGATGACGTCAAGGCGGGCATCCAGGGCCAGATCCAGCAGGCCGCGATCGACGCCCGCAAGCGCATCTCCGCGCTGGCCGCGGTGCAGTCCTATGGCGGCTCGCAATATGGTCTGACCAACCGCGCCAACACCATTCTCAACGCTTCCGGCCAGGACATCCGCCTGGCCGGCAATGAACGTGCAGGCCAGCTGGCGGCATACCAGGTCGCCAAGCAGGTCGAGCCGATCAAGATTACGCAGTATGGTGGTGGCTCGTCGCTGGGTGGTTTGTCCAGCGGCCTGGCCGGCGCCTCCGGTACGGGCCTTGGCAACGCCATGGCGTCGAGCATGCAAGTATAGGAAAGGGTTGACCGATGGGTTCGCAGTGGGTTGACGGCTCTCCCGACTGGGGCACGATCGGCACCAACATGATGAGCGCGATCGCGGGCGCGCCGGCCAAGGCTGCACAGATGCAGCACATGGTCGAGACCATCAAGGACCAGCGCCTCGCGCGGGAGCGCGCACAAGAGCAGGACGCACTCACCAGAGCGGCGGTTGCCAACGTAGACGCTGCAACCGCACCCGCGACCGTAGCGCCGCGCGAATACACCGCTATGGATATTTCCAATCCGGCGATGTTGGACGCGCCGCTGTCGAAAACGGACGTAGTCGCCGGTGGACCCAACGCCGGAATGGATGTTCCGTTCGGGCAGTTTACGGACCCCCGTGCGCTGGCGAAAGCAGAGGCGGATCGCAGGCTTGCCGTCGCCGGGCAGAAGGCTGCGATCATGAAAGATCCCAGCCACTGGTCGCAGCAAACCGCCTACGGCAACGTGGCGGCCGCCGGCGTGCCGGCAGATCCCTACGAACGCGCCAAGCTGGACTTCCTGGTCGGCAAGGGGATGCCGACCCACATCGGCGCTGACGAGAGTAAGAACCCGGTTAAGATGTGGGTACCGATCAACGATCAGAATGAGCCGGTCGGGCAGGCGGTAGCGTCGAGGTCAGATCCGTCACGGCCAGGGCAGCGTTACGGCCTCTCCACCCCAATATCGTCCGCGACACCGAATCCGTTTGAGAACGAGGGTGCGACCCGGCAGCGGCTCGATAACATCATGCAGGAGGTCGTCAAGACCGGCGGCATGACCCCGGAGCAGGCGCGGCTGGTGCCGCAGCTTGTTGACCGGATTTACCCCGGGAAGCGGGTGCGGGAAGGCACAGGGGACACTGCGCAGATCAAGATCGTTCGCGAAACCCCGATCTCGCCGCAGCACCAGAGCCTGCTGGAGCTGGCGACCGCACCGACAACGCCGCCTGCACCAGGAGCTACGCCGGCTGCGCCGGTCAACCCCAACGCCGACGTGACTGTAAGCAAGGAGCCAATATCGGCAGCCGAACTCCGCAAGGAGTACGACGCGCTGCCCGAGGTCAAGCGCGTGGTTAACACCACCGCGCTGTACAACGACGTGGCGAAATCCGCCACGCTGCCGACCAACCGGGTTCGCGACCTCGACTTGGTTTATTCCTTCATCAAGACCATGGACGACCTGACCGGCGTCAGGGACGCCGAAGTCAAGATGGTGGGGCAGACCGGCTCCTGGGACGAAATAAAGAACGAGCTGATGGGGCGGGCCAGGGGCGAAGGCATGGACAACCGTACCCGGCTGAACATCCTGGAAACGCTGAAGAACCGCATCGATCAGTACCAGGAAGCCAAGAATATTCGGGATGAGCAGTTCCGCTCGATCGCCACCGAAGGCGGCCTGGCGCACAAGACCATCGTCCCCGACATGCCGAGGCTGGTCACGATCGATCCAGCCGCGGTGCTTAACGCACCGCGCGGCATGACCACTGCCCCCGAGGGTGGTGGCTTCCTGAGCGGCATCTTCGGAACGACAGACCGTCGCGCCGCGCCGGCCGCGCCGGCGACGAGGGCTTCTGATTCGCTGCTTATTAATCCGACAGGGCGGTGAGCCATGGCAGAGATCGATGACCTCGACCAATACCTGCAGGGCAATCTAGCCAACAAGGACACGCCCGAATTCAAGGCCAACCTTGAACGTTACCGCGTGCTGCGCGGCACGGAGCTTGGCACCACCAGCGCACCGCCGGCGGCAGGCGCCCCGGGAGCGCCGTCGCCGCCGATCAGCGGTGCTGGCGAGTACCCGCCGGCGGTCCCGCGCGCGCCGAGCCAATACGACATCGCGAACAAGCAGCTCGATGAGCAGGGCGGCGCACTCGGATTTCTGCGCAAGGCCAACGAGCTGCCGCGCACCATCGGCCGTGGGATCATCGGCGACTGGGGTGATCGGATCAACGCCGGCGCCTTTTCGCTGATGCCGGAGGCGCTGGGCGGTCGGCCCTACGCCGAAGGGCTGGAGATGGAGCGATCGCGCAACGCGCAGTCCGACGCCGCCCATCCGATCGGCAACACGATCGCCAAGGGCGCCGGCACGGTGATGGCCGCCGCCGCACAGCCGAACAAGGGTGCGCTCGCCAACACCTTGGTGGACATGCTCGTCAGCGGCGTGCGGGGCGCCGGCGGCGGCAACACTGACCTGTCTACGGGCGCGGGCTGGAAGGAAGCCGGCGTGCGCGGCGGCGAGGATGCGTTCGCAACCGGGGTCGTATCCGGTCCATTGAACAGGCTCATGAGCACGCTGCGGCCGTATTCGCAGGTGGTGCCGGATGTGGTCGCCGCCGCCGAGCGGATGGGCATCAACCTGCCGTTCTTCGCCCGCGCGTCGAACCCGGATGTGCAGGCCGCCGGCAGGCGTTACGCGCAGACCAATCCGTCTTCCTCGGTCAACCAGGCCTGGAACGAGGGCGTCACCGACACCGGCGCGGCCGCGGCAAACACCGCGGTGCGCGGCACCGGCGCCCCCGAAGTCGCCATCGCGCCATACTCGGCTGGCTATCAGGTCCACCCCGGTTTGCAGGCGTCGATCGACGCCGCGCAGGTTGAGAAGACCCGGCTCGGCGAGGAGATCGCCAGCCTGTTGCAGCCGGGTGCGCGCTACGACGTGCCGGGGACGCGGGCCACCACCAGGGACATGGTGCGCGAGCGCCGCGGTTTCGAAGAACCCAACCCCACGGCCGGGCTGGAAAGTCCGCTAAGGGTAGGCGCACGGCCGCCACCGACTGGGGCAACACAGGGGCCATGGGGCCAGCGCGGCGGCTCGTCCTGGGAGGAGATCTCTAACCTGGCAACCGACATCGGGCACAAGCTGGATCTGCCGCCCAACATCCCGCGTCCAGTGGACGACGCCAGGCTCGGCAACGTCTACCGTGCGCTGCGTGATGACCAGCGCGCCATCATGCGCGCCGCCGACGCCGCCGATGCTGCGCCGCCTGTGGTGCCGGGAGCGCCGCAGGGAATGCCGCCGGGCGCCGCAAGCGCCGCACCGGACGCGCCCATCCCTGGCGGGCCGCCTCGTATCCCGGCCATGCCGGCCCAGGTCGAGGCCGCCGTGACGCCGCAGATCGCGCCCTCAAGCTCGAGCACGGCCGTCGGCGCGCCGCGTCTTGCCGAGCAGAACACAGGCGGCCAGCTGGCCCCGGCCACCGAGACCTCGGTCGGGTCGGTGCGGCCACCCGGTGCGGCACCCGGCGCGGCGCCAGAACAGCCATGGTCTCCTGGCGGCTACGACCGGCCGCGCGAGGAGATATTCAACCGCAACGTCGAGCGGCAGCGCGTGCTCTCCGAAAACCAACGCCAGATCGATGAGGCGATGCTGGAGCGGCCAGAGGCGATCGTCAACCTGGCCTACAACTCCGCGACTACTAGCGGTACTGGCACCAACATCAACACGCTGCATACGATGGTCACGGCGATGAACCCGGAGCAGCGGCAGATCCTCGGCAGTGGCGTGCTGGCCAAGATCGTCAACGATTCCGGCGGGTCGCCGCAGAGGATCGCGACGGCGCTCAACGTCATGCCAGAGGAAGCCCGCGCGCTGCTGTTCACGCCGGGCACCCAGCTGGCTGCCGACGTTGCCGACCTGCGCACCGTGGCCGGCCAGGTCGGCAGGGTTAATGATTGGCAGGGGACAGGGTCGATCGCCTCCGGCGGCAAGGAGATGCTGACGAAGGGCCTGCGCTATGGCGGCCTCGGCGTGACCGGCGGAATAGCGGGAACGCTCGCCCACCTGGCCGGCGCATCGCCATGGACGAGCGGCGCGATAGGCGCGACGGCGGCGGCCGTTCCGGCAGGAATCCGGGGTGCCGCGCTACCCTATCTGTACCGCAACGGCATCAACCCGGCGCTTCAGTCCGCTGCTGAGATCCTGACGCGAGGCACTTCGCAGACCTCCGGCGCACCGATCGCGAACACTGCCTTCGGGACCGAGAGGAGGTTCTGATGGCCTACATGGACGATCAAGCGATCGAGCGCGAGCGCACCCGGCAGAAGATATTGGAGGGCAAGGCGCCGCTGCTCGGCGATGACACCGCGACCGCCCTGCACGCCCTCGGGGTCAACCTTGGCGTTGTGCCAAGGGGCACGCCGCCGAGCCAGACGCTTGAGCTGCTGCACAATCTGGTCAAAGGCCCCAAGGGCGTCGACGTCAAGGACACCCCCGCGCTGCAGGCGCCGATGCTGGCCCCGGGCCGGACGCCGTCGACCACACACGGCGTATGGAAGAACGACGGCGAGCTGGGAAGCGTCCTGAGCGGCCTGTTCGGCAACGCCAAGGGCAGCGCGCTGAAGCAGTACCTGGAGCAGAATAAGGCCGCACAGCAGGCCAACGGCGCCAAGATAGCCGACCACGTCCGTAAAGGCAGGGCGGCACCGATCGCGCCGCCGATGGGTGCGGAAGGCGGGCCGGCGGCTTCGGACGCCATCCCTGGCCTCAAACCAGGATTCGACGCCTCCAAGCTGCCGCCGGGGTCTCCGGCCGCGGTGGCCTACATGCACGAAAACGCCCCCGGCGGGGCCGTGCGTGGCTACGAAAAGGGTTCGACGGCACCTGGCGACGTGGAGATCCACCAGGCCTATGGCCCCGGCGATAAGTATGGCAACGCACCGCCGAAGCCGTTCACCTCGATCGTCACCCACTGGACCGGCGGCGACAGCCTGGAGAGCGCGCTCAACACCGCCAAGAGCGGCGACCCGTCGCGCGGCGGCGGCCGCTTCGGCTACCACTATTACATCGACAAGGACGGCAAGGTGTACCAGGGCGCGCCGCTGGACGCGCGCACCAACCACGTCAAGGGACCGGGCGCCGGCCAACGCAGTGACCGCCCCGACATCTCCAACTCCAACGCGATCGGCATCTCGACGGTCGGCAGCGGCGAGCCTAACGAGGCACAGCGCGCGTCGGCGGCCAAGCTGATCCCGCAATTGCAGCGGCAGTTCAACATTAAGCAGGAGAACATCGTCGGCCACGGCCAGATCCAGGCCGGAGATCGGCACAAAGACGAGGGCCAGTCCATCATCAAGGCGGCGCGCGATGCGCCGCCGCCCGGCCCGTCAACGCCGGCCTGGGACAAAGGCCTGCCCGCGCAGGCCGACCCCAGGACCAACTGGCCGTCACCGACCGAGACCACACCGGCCGACAAGCTGACCGCGGAGCCGCCGAAGGGCGTCGGCCCGCAGAGCAGCCTGGAGACCAAGGGGACGTCAGGGTCGACCGAGTTCTCATCGCAGTCGCGGACGCGGCCGGCCGACACCAAGGTCGCCAACGCCCCGGCCGCCAGCCTGGTGCCGTCGGAGCTGCTGCCGGGCGGCCAGGCGAGCGCCGGTGGCGGCGGCGCATTGGCCGATCAGCGCGCGCCCTACAAGGCGATCGCCGACGCCAACCCGTCGGTGCGGGAGACCATGGCCGCGATCATGATCGCGGAAGACGGCTCGGCGGCAGGCCGCCAAGGCGTGGCCGAGGCCATGATGAACCGGGTCAACTCGCGCGGCGAGCCGTTCGCCAAGGCAATGGACCCGGCTTACCACGCCGATTACATGGTCAAGGACCCTGCCAAGTTCCAATCCCGGCTGGCCGAGATCCGCAACAACCCGCAGCTCAAAGCGGAGATGTACGCGCTTCAGGACAAGGCGTTCGCCGGCAGCAACATCACCAACCTGGCGACCGATTACGCCTCCGGCGGCACGGCGGCCAAGTCGCGCACCAACTCCACCCCCACCTTCACCTCGGAAGGCGGGTCGCAGTTCTTCCGCAAGGACATCCGCCCCGACGAACACGGCCCCGACAACGTCCGCAACATCCAGGAGTGGCACAAGAAGACCGAGGCCGCGCTGAAGAATCCGCAGACCCAGGTGGCGCAGGCGCCCACGGCCAACCCGAAGGACGTCGGCAGCGCGACCTCCACCATGCGGGATGCCGTCAGCGGCTACCTGGCCGAGAAGGGCGTCCCCGGCAGCGGCGGCGCCGGCACGGTTTCGCAACCTGCGGAGAGGGGGCCAACCGCAGCACAACCCGCATCCGTGTTCGACAAGGGCGCATCGGCTGTGCCGGTGGCCGGTGTCGGCGGCCTGCAGGACCCCGCCAACGAGGTGGCGACCACAGCTACCACGCTCTACGATGAGGGCGCGGCCAAGCTCAACGAAATCAAACCACCGCAGGCGGTAGCACCCCCGCCTGCGGCGCAGGCGGCGCAAGCACCTCCTTCAGCAACTGCGCCGCCGCCGGCGGCGGCGGCGGTGATGACGCCGCCGCCGGCACCCCCGCCCAGGGCTGCCGCGCCACCCCCGCCACCTGCGCCGCCTCCGGCCCCGGTCAACCCGGCACACGCCGTCCTCGACGGCAGGGTCAGCGCGCTGGCGCAGAAGATCATGCCCGGCATGGCGGCGTTCCTGCCGGACAAATACGGAAGCCAGACCGCCCGCGCCCTGCTCACCAATCCCGAGCTAAAGGACACGATCGGGCCTTATTTGACCAAGGAGAACCTGAGCAAAGCCGGCATCACCCCGCAGCAGCTCCAGGACGCCATCAAGGAAGGCCCGCCGAAGAACCTCGGCAAGCGCAGCGACCTCGGCACGTCAGGGGCCACCGACATCAGCGCGCAGTCGCGTCAGGGCGGCGTGCAAAACGTGGGGCTGTTCGACGCCATCAAGGAACGGCTCTCGCCGACGCCGTCGATAACCTCGGAGCAGTTCAAGAACATGAACACGCCCGCGGAATCTGCCAGCACACGGGCGATACAGTCCAACATGCCGGAGCTGGACAGGTTCGAATATGGCGGGCGTGATGTCCCGGCGCCGATGCCGGTAATCAATCCAGCTGATCCGAGAAGCGGAACCGAGGTTGCGCGCGTCCCCTTCGGAACGCCTGACTATCCCCTGCGCGAGCTGAACAGCGGCCAAAGCTCGGTCCGGTACGGCCCGCCAGGCGTCCGCGGCGAGGGGCAACGACAGCTCGGCGAGCGGCTGGGCATGGACAGGAAGCCTAACTTCGACGTCGGCAGTCAGCCGGCGGTGCAGAACGCCGACGGCTCGATTTCAACCGTACGGACGCTCGGCTTCAACGACGGCGGCAAGGAAGTGAACGTCCCCTCGGTCCCGGCCGAGGGTGGCCGAATCATGTCCAACGAGGAGGCGTTCCAGCGCTACAAGGATACCGGACGGCACCTCGGCAAGTACGACACCGTCGACCAGGCCAACGCCGCTGCCGAGGCCCTGCACCAGCAGGAAGCCCTACAGCAGAGCCAGCACCCGCAGGGCCAGCAACCCACGGTGCCGCCGGAGCTGGCGAAGGCGTTCGAATTCGCTTTCAAGGATGAAAGCCGGGCGCCCTCGATGACGCCGGTGCCGCCCGAGGCGATGCCGGTACTGCCATCCCAGGTAGCGCCGCCCGCCCAGAATCCGGGAGGCGGCGGCGCCAGCGGACTGTCACTGGCCCCCTCCGGCCTCGCCAGCCTGCCGACCGGCGGCTTCACGCCGGGTGCGCCAGCCTCGCAGGGCGGCAGCATCGCCATGGCCGGCATGCTGCCGGCGATCGAGACCTCGACCTTCTCGACGCCGCTGCTCGACACCACCGCGACGGGGTCGCCCTTCGGCGCCTCCAGCCTGTCGCCGATCCCGTTCAACACCCTCAACAATTGGGGCTGGGGCGGCATGGGCAGCGGGTTCAGTGGCGGTGGCGGCTTTGACTTCGGCGGTGGCGGTGGCGGCGGCTTCGACTTCGGCGGCGGCCTGGGCGGCGGCATGATGATGCCGATGTCCTTTGGAGCCGGTGGCTAGCCCAAAAATTTTTTCAGGTTTTCAACTTCAACTCAACCTTAGATGGTCTCTGATCGCCACCACGATCAGCAGCATCAGGCCGACCGTCACCACGGCTGCGAGATAGTCCATCCTAATTACTCCAGTAGATGTAGACCGCGGCGGCGGTCACGCCGGTGAGCACGATAAGCACCTCACAGATCACGGGTATTAGGATGTGCATCATGGCGTGCCCCTCGAATCAGCAGAGCATATCTCAGATAATCTGTATAACAATCTTGTTCACTCAATAAATCTGAGTTAGGGATAACGAATGATAAACCTGAACACGACAGAAGACGTCATCGATGTACTCGGCGGTCTCGCCGAGCTTTCCACCCTCACCGGCACATCGGTGAACGGCGTCTACAACTGGCGCACGGAAAACAAATTCCCCGCCGACACCTATCTGCTGATCCAAGGCGAACTGAAGCTGCGCAACCTGATCGCACCGGACCATCTGTGGCCGATGCGGAAGGCGGTCCCGGTCGGCAAACGTAAAACGCGCGCGGGCACTTAACCTGCCTTTGCACGCCCGTGCGCGTCCGGCCGCCGTGTCGCCCCCGACACGGCGGTCACTGCCCATCCCAACGAAGAGGAACTTATGGAACACGCA